TCTTCTCTTCAATGCGGTCAAACTTGGTCATTATTTGAGACATGACCAAGGTGCTGTCGCTCTTAGTGACATACTCTTTAGCCATCTCTTCGCGTGTCCTGTTCAACAGAATGGTGACGCGCTTCGTCTCTTCGTGCTGGGATTTAAGCCACCAGCCAAGGCCGCTGATTACCACGGCAAAAAGTATATTCAAAACTACGTCCATTCCCATTTCCATTAGAATACGCTTCCGCCCATAGGAGCAGGAGCCGTAATAGGCACGGACACATCTTTGCGTTCAGGAGTTTCTTTATCAGTCATACTACTATCCTCAGTTCGCCCGTTGCTGTTTTATATACATCATTTACGATAAGCCCACCAGTAATAGCTGCAGCGTTATTTGCGTATATGGAGAGGTCTGTTAAGTTGAGTGTGTCCCCCCTAACTGGCCCGGGGTTCTGCATTTGCTGCGCATACACGGAAAACGCCCGTGTGATCTGCGCAATGTACGCGCGGTCGTAGTCAACTGGGGCACTAGCAAAAAATGGAATAATGGTGGGTTGCGCCATTACCTTCTCCCATCCGAACGCATGTCAACTCTAGGAGTACCGAGTCTCCATTGGGTATCAACGGCAGAGGACGCTACTTTCAGAGCTATAGACCTGCCACGTAAGCGGAAGAACAACTGCTCTGTAAACTGCTCTACGGGGGATGTAGCGGTCTGCACCGCGCCACCGGAATCGGTCTGCCCAAAAGTAGCGCCGGGATAGTCTCTGGCGCTAATAGTAAACGTAGCCTCGGGAGAGCTAGTAGAGTTGCGGAACGACAAGTCGGGCAGTACGCGGCCTATAAACATAAACTGCTCACCATCACCAATTTCGATGGCGCTAGATTCTATGTAACTACTTATAGCGCTCGGTGGATTAGTGCTTCCGTCAGAAAGACCGTTCTCGTGAAAGTAAATATTGCCGTCGGGAGAAGCCGCGATGGGGTATCCCGATATACCGTTCTCGTCCCAAGCTGTGCGATCTAACGTCCCGTAGCACCATACGTTTTCGGCGTAGTTATACACGACATAGCTATCGTTGTTTATGCTATCTCCAGAGGGGTAGAACCACCAAACTTCAGTAAATTTACTGTTACTGGCGGCTACAACCTTACTAACCTGAGCGTAGTTAAGGTTGTCAAATATGTATTCTTCTACAGGGCAATTCAACAGGGATACGTTACCGTCATATTTGTAAAACACTCCATCGCCCATCCAGTATACGGAGTCACCCACCGCAACCGCAGCGTTTTGGGCTACAATAGAAGTGTTCGTAGAGACTTCAGTTAATCCAAATGTAAACGGTGCGCCAATGTACTGCATCGCGGTTACTGACCGGTTAGTAAAAACTACAACCTGCTGCTTGGTTTGAACTGCAGCAACAATCTCCGACCCAGTACCAATACGTAACTCTCCTGCAGTGGTGGTGGACGAAGCGTTCCAAACAGTAAAACTCTCTTGGGAAGAGAACCGTATAGTTAGAGGGTCTATAACACCGGGGTCTGTTTCTGGATCGCAGCCAAACGCAATGACGTGACGATCTCGTTCGGAAACCAGCACTATATTAGCTACTTGGGGTTGAGCACTGCCAGTTATACTGGTGATGTTTACCGCACGAGAACTCGTACCTGTAGAAGTATCCCAGTAGTATATACCCCCACCACGGTAGTTGGCGAGCAAGTCTTCCCCAAAATTGTCCATAGACCAAAGGCGCAAGTTAGCGCCGGGGATAGCAACGTCAGCGGAAGAACTCCATGTACCTCTACTCCATACTCCTGCACCCCAACCACTACCTGTCGCCGCTGCGTCTAGCCCAGTATTAATCTGGTACGTCGCTACAGTGCTGCTCCCGCCATTCCCTGTGTCAGAAGCATTAGCAGCTACAGCAGTGGTGATAGTGTATGTGTTTGCTGTAGGCACAGACGTAACTTGGTATTCTTTGTTCAACACGATGGCAGTTATTACACCGCCAAGACTAGTTGCGCTAGAGAAGGTAACAAAATCTCCAAGGAAACAGCCGTGGTTAGTGTCAGATACCGTTATAGTGGTGGACCCGTTTGAAGCTGCAAACGTAGCGTCCCCTGCCCCCGTAATAGCCCGAATAGGTGTAACGTCTATAGGATCGGTCCCGTCTAAAACGTACAACTTTAAATTCGTACCCGCAGATACAAAGTTTGTGCCCGTTAGCGAAGTCCATGTATGTAGGTCTCTGCAGGTTCCCAGCATTGTAGAGGTCGTTAATTTAGTCCAACCCCCAATAGTTTCTGGGTACCCCATGCGAAACCGTATCTTATCCCCATCGCGCCAACCACCTGAATTACTGTAGTCGGTTGCGTCTCGTACGATACCGGGCCGAAACTGTAGTTTTTGCAGTGCCATTACACGGTCTCCCAGATTTCTGAAGATTGCTCTACGTCTACAATTTTGCGTTCTATAGCAGTGGGCAGTGCGAGTAGGTTTGCCTTGCTAGTATAGGTTTCGCCCATTGTTGTTTCGGCTAATTTAAACTCGTCGATGTTACCCCGAGAGATAACGCCGTCTACAACATTGGAAAACGTCACCCAGCTCATGTTGTCTTGACATTGTTGGCAGTCCGACAACGAACCTTTGGCAACCACAATGCGGTTTACCGTAAGGCGATATTCATCAGTTTCGGTGTAGTCCGCCCCGAGCCGCATTGCAGCTGATTCAGAGAACATCCTTCGGGCATTACGTATCCAAACGCGCCGCTCGTTGTCTGGGATAAGAGGGTCGGTATTCATGCGCTCTATGACACTGGCTGCTGTGTAGCCGTTGCCGATAATGTTGTCGTTTACCCAAGTCACACTTTCATCACAGATGTAATCAAAGTCTTCCATGTTCGCTAATAGAGCATCAAGTTGCATTAGGTGTACGCTCCATAAATTGCGCCGCTGTTAGTGACAGAGCCAGTAGTACTATTCCAAGTAATTGCACGGCCACCAGCGCCACCCGAACCGCCGCCAACGCTACCAGAAGAACCACCAGACGCGCCCCAGCCGCCGCCGCCGCCACTAAACCAGTTACCACCGCCAATGCTTCCACCTGAATTATTAGAAGAGCCACCGGAGCCAGAATTGCGAGAACCTGCACCGCCAGTGCCGGGAAGAATGCGACCCCCGCCGCCCCCTGCACCTGATGGATTATCTGTTTTTGACCCCCGGTCGAGAGTTGAACCCCCGCCGCCGCCAGCGCCGCCACCCGAACCGGTATAGCCGCCAACACCTTGTCCCGAACCTCCCGCAAGTCCTATAGCGCCACCTGCACCGCCGTTGAATGATCCATATCCATCGTTTACAGTTGGACCGCCACCACTCCCGCCGCCTGCGCCGCCACCGCCAGAAGTGTATCCACCACCTGCGCCGCCACCGCCACCACCTGCAATATAACCGCCAGAAAGATTGCTAACAGTTAAAGAGCCTGAGCTATCGACAAGAGCTGGACCACCAGAATAACCGGAACCCTGACCGCCGTAACGGCCACCCTGACCGCCCTTACCGATAATATAACCGCTGTTTTCTATGGTAACACCTGTAGGGAAAGACCCAGATACTATGAGACCCCCCGTAGATGTGTTATCCGACCAGACGTAAACGTCGCTATCAATGACGACCTTGAGGGGCGCATTACCGTCCCACCCATCCGAAAGGGCCAAAACTCGTATATCTGCCTGTTGTACGCTAGTAGATATAGTAAACGTGTAGACCGCAGTGGTATCATAGAAGTCTAGTATACTGATCGCTCCGCTAGTGGGCACGCTAGTGTTGTTCGACGTAGTGTACGCGCCGCCCCGATAGTAACTAAGCAGGCTTCTAGGACTGCTTGGCCCACCAAACTCCGCCTGAATAGCCGCTAGGGTAAGGGGTCCAGAGGAAGGGATAGCCATTAAATTGTTCCTGCAGCAGTTACGTTACCCGTTACCGTTAAGTTCCCCGACGAGTCTAGTTTCATTTTGTCTGTGCCGTTGTACGCAAACCGCAGTTCAGCGCCGTTCTGTACAACTGTCCAGTCTCCAAAGTCTACTGTGGTCACGTTAGCTGTAGGAATTGTAGCTGTACCAGTAAAAGTAGGAGAAGCTAACGGAGACTTTGCGTCCATTTGAGTCTGGATGTTGCTAGTAACGCCATCGACGTAGTTTAATTCTGCAGTAGTCGCCGTTACGCCATCTAAAATATTTATATCTGCAGTCGTAGCAGTTACGCCGTCTAATATGTTTATATCCGCAGTTGAGGCGGTTACGCCGTCTAATATGTTTAATTCTGCAGTTGAGGCAGTTATGCCGTCTAATATGTTTAATTCTGCAGTAGTCGCCGTGACACCGTCTAAAATATTTAGCTCTGCCGCTGTAGAAGTTATAAGCGTGCCCCCTAGAATAAGTTGGGTAAGCTCCAAAACAGCTGTTACATCTACCACTGCAGCGATGCTACCTGCCCCATTACAGTAAATAACTTTAGACCCCCCGCTCAATACACTAACATTGCCACCAGAACCCTGTGTAAAGACCGCTGTTTGGCCGCTGTTGTTCGTGACTATGTACACGTGCTGACCGTCGTTGGGGGCAACTGTTATAGTGTTCGTACCGGAGGGAGAGCCTCCAAGCACCAAGACGTTGTAGTGACCGTCAGACACCGCACCGTCACTCGTGGTTAGAGTGTGCGTAGTTCCAGAAAGGGTTATAGCCCCTACACCGTTGGTAAGGCGGTCAATAATAGCCATGTTATCATTTACGGTGTTGCCCCATGTAGCGGACTGTTCACCGTTTGCAGGTAGTTCTATGCCTGCGTTTGCTGTGTACGTACTAGGCATAAGCCACCTCTATGCTGCTATTTTTGTCCATATTGTACCCGGATTAGGGTTTATCTCAGTCCAAGACTCACTTGCGTTAGGGTCTACCTGCGTCCATATCGTGCCCGGGTTAGGTTTTATCTCCCCCCAAATAAACACGCCATTGACTTGACCTTGGGCTTCTACGCCTGTGGCTAGGACTAAAGCAGAACCTGTTACTTCTACAGAGCCTACCGCACTTGTGGCAAAAACTCCAGTGCAAGATACGGTAACGCTAATTTTAGCTTCTATATCCCCAACGGCACCCGCACCCGCAACGCCTGTGACAGCGACGGTTACAAAACCAGACCTATCGTCAGCAAACGCTCTACTGGAATATGGTGAGAAGCCTAGCATTTAATTACTCCGGTTTTGTGGGCCAATCGCCGCCTGTGCCATCCATGTCAGCACTAGCTAAGTTAGGCCAGTTGGCGTGGCTGGTGATGTCCCGTAGAGCCTGACGATAGGTTGTCATCTCAGCCGACATGCTGACATCTGACAGGGCCATGTAGTCTGTCGCAGCAAGCCTGCGGTCACGTTCAGCACGGTTAATTGCTGCAAGTTCTTCCGTTGATTTATCCACAACAATCCAATTATAAGTCCACTGATCAGCAACTTCTACGGCTGTTTCGGCTCGTGTAATTGATTGTGAAATCCGATTATATGTAGGAATATCAGCCTCAACTGCACTAAACACTCCGTAGCTTTCCAGAGTGGCTGGGTCTACCATTTTGGGAAACGAGACTGTTTTGTTATCACGGCGAAGCTGACCCATGCTATATGGCTCTTGCGTCCCGTCTGTAATTTTAATTAATTCCATCTGTGTATGCTCCTATAGCTTGGATGGGCGTTTAAATTCTAAAGGCCGTATCTACCTTTTAATGCGTCAAAGTTTTGAGTTATTTCTGACGAAGATAGCTGTTTGTTGTAGATTTTAAGGTCCGCAATATACCCGTAAAACTTTTCAGAAGGGTTTGATACACCGTTAGGCGACCTAGACCCGACATAAAGCGGTTGTAAGGCTTCTATTGCGCTAGTGCTAAGGGTGTTATTTGTTCCCTTAGCAGTAGCGTTTATATATATTGACACAAGACTACCGCTGCGGGTTCCTGTCATCATCTGCCAAACCGAAGATGCTTGCCCATCAGTGCTGGGAAGGTCTACTTTGGTGCCATCATTATCACAGATAAAGCTAGGAATTCCAAC